GCGTAGTATTTTTCTAGGTGTTTCATAGTGGTGTTTTTCTTTGGTTCTGTTCAGGCGTCACGGTGCTGTAATCCTCCAAAGCGTCTGCCTTGCACGTCCTTCCCTGCGACTCAGCCACGGGGCAGACTTGCTCCTGTGTATCTGGGACAACCAAACGCCCGTTTGAGCTGTGCTAGCCCGAGTTGCGAAGAAATCTTTGCCCAGTCGCAATAGACCTCCAGCAGTACCCTCCCATGCTACCTTGTCTCCATTGAACATGGGAGACTCTGGCATGTTACGTAGCTCATCTACGTCCGTCATAAGATGGGTAGCAGCAGATAGATTTTGACTGTGTTTAAGAATTTCTGGGTGGTGGTAGGACTTAACCCCGTATCTATTTTGCCCTGGCGCTGCCATGATCGACTTTGGGGGAGTCCAGTTCGATAGCCAACGGAGGAAGTAGGGCAGTTCTCCTCTAATCTTAGCCTCTAGTATGTTGTTAGGTGGGAAGCTTGGGCTCCATTCTCCGAGTCTAAACAGCATCAGCTTGTCAGTAATTGAGTTGTCCGTTGTCGGTACTATTGACAGGGACTCGTCATCCGTGTTGCAGGTGACTACCACCCTACCCTGCCACGGTAGTTTCGATGCGTCTTGGAACTTGGGGTGGTATAGGATTTCCGTTTGAGCGACCACCTTTTTAACGTTATTCGAGAAGGTCTTGCGGCTGGTGCCGTCTATTGTGGCAGAACCATCGTCAACACTCCACACGCCTACCTCTACCAATTCTTTGTTGAAGTCCCCGCCACCGAGAAGATACCCACCAGCGTCTGAGTGACCCCCTGCGATCTGGCCGAGGATAAACGAAGATAACAGCGTTTTCCCCTGCCCTGCGTCCCCAGCAATAAACACCATTTGACCAGAAAGAAGCCGACCCGCTCTGCCGGACTCCCAGAACCTCTTTAGCCAAGCTAAGAAGTATTCCGTTTGCTTGACTCCGTTTTCGTCCTTGGCCTTGTCCCAAATTCCTGGGCTAACTAGGAACTCCTTCAACCAAGGGAAATCCCCATCCACGTCTGCAGGCTCCATCATCTTGCGGTGATTTGTGTTCAGGTACTTCAGCCCGTTGTAGTCAATGATCTCCTCTGGCTTGTAGATGAACGGGGCTACGTTCTGCACTCGTTTGGTCTGCTGTATGGCTACTAACGCCTTGTCGATCTCCGAGGCTGTGTCCTTGTTGCCGTTCTTGCTTGAAAGCTTGTAGAGAACCCTCATACGGCGGGTCATTTCTTCTGTTAGTATCCTGCACCACAGAACCCCTTCCTTCGTCCAATAGCTCTTCCCGTCGAACCAGAAGTCTGCTGCAGCGGCACCTGTACGCTCCGCTTCAAAGTCCTGAACGAACTTCTTACCGAAGATCTCGACCCAAGGCACGAATGACTTGCCAGCTCTATCTGAGAAGCAGATAACCCCGTGTTCGCCTAGTACAGCGCCGATTCGGTCAATCCCATCGTCTATCCAGAATAGCGGAACTCGGACGCCTTCCTCGATTTTTCCGGTGATCCTATTTGGGAACTGTTTTTCCAGTTCAGCAGCTATTTTCTCGTAAGGGATTGTAGCTACGTCAGAGACTATCTTCTTTGCCTTTAGTGCTGACTCCGCTAGCCAGTAGTAACATACATCTACTACGATTGGGGAAGATGGGGTGATTTTCTCCCAGTTATTACCGATCTCGAAGACTTGGCTGCTCTTAAGCGAGGTTTGATCGAAATGCGGTAGCAGCTTAGTAAGTTTAAGCTCTTTAGCTGCGTATGCCATAAACGATTCGTATATCGCTTTGTTGTCCAGCATCAAAGGCTCCTCAAACTCCCAAACAAGCCGTATTCCCCCGCTGAAGGTGCTAGAAATAGCGGTAGGCTCCAACCCTGCAGCGCAGTTATTCGCAATCAGTTTCTTGGCATCAGGTATACTTATAACAGCGTCATAGTCCGCTATGATGCCGTGTTGAAATTTAACTGGGTTAGTCTCCCCCACCCTCATAGATGGAGTAAGCCCTTCCGCGAAGGTGTAGAAGCACCACTCTGTAGTAGCGTCCGCGCACCATGCTCGGTAGTCTTCTTTGGTCGCACCCGACTTTAATCCTGGGCGACTGGGTATCTGGGCATCCCAAGGCTTTCCCTGTAGGGTCGTTGCATCACTGCTCCTTAGGTTTGGTATGGCTGTGTATTTTATGGCTTTCTGTGGCATGTGTCTGTGTTGTTCTGTAGATATTACACCCGACAGCCCTTAGGGCATTTGGTCGGTATTAACTTTCAAATTTTGCTATGATCTTTTGAGCATCGGTGTAGGCATTTAAGTAAGTCTCCCACACCTTTTCTTCTGTGTCCCCAGCCTCTATAGCCTTAGCTATTGGGCTCTCTTTGTCCTCTTTAGCCCATTTAAAGAACGTATTCATGGACGAGTGGATAGCTCCCGATTCAATGATTGCGTACGTAGTTGCGTATTGTTCGATGGTCATTTTCCGTATTTATCTACTATTGCACCTTCAGCGCTGAGAGGCAACCCTGGCATCCAATCTGGGGTCTCAGACATAATGTCTACCACTCTTTTGAGGGCAGCTTCGGCGTCCTCCTCTTTAGCAATACAAACAACTTCATCGTGTACTGTGAAGAGTATTTCAAATCCTTCGTGCTCGATGTTGAGTAATTTTTCTCCGAAAACTTCCCTCGCAGTAGCTTGTGTTAGGTTTTCGACCATTAGTCCGTACCAGTACTTCGAGCGCATCATCTTACCATTTCGGCAGGTTATGGCACTAAGCCCCCCACCCGCATTACTTACAGACCAATATTTGATCTCCCTACCGCTAGGCAACTCCATGGAAAAGTCCATTCCAGACGCGTGAGCCTTCATGCTCTTGTCTAGTGCTCTCCATAAAGCCATGAGTTTTGTATTCTTGTTCCTGAACAGCGTAGTGAGTCTTTCTGCCTCCGCTTTCTCCACCCCTGCAACCAAGGAGAACTTCGCCGCAGACATCCCATAGCCAAGCCCTAGGTTGAGTTGTTTTACCATCAATCGTTTTGCAGGGTCGCTACGTAGCGGGGCTTCTAAATCGTGAAGTCCCCATGCCCTAGCCTGAGCGTCATACAGGTCATCAGAGCGTTTAATAAACTCTAATAGCTTGTGGTCCCCACAAAGGAATGCAAGGCATCTAGGCTCGATTTGAGACAAGTCGCATGTGATTATTTTGTACCCCTCAGGAGCTTTGATAAGGCCTCGCAAATCAACGCCGTAAAGCTCTTTCCTGTTAAGATTTTGCAGGTTAAGCCCCGCATCTCCGCTCCATCTGCCCGTTGACCCTGCTCCAAAATACTTTAGGGAAAAAGGCATCCAGCCATCAGGTTTAGTTCTGTTGATAAAAGTGCATACTTTTTTCAACAACATGTTGCACCTCCTCCAATCTCGCATAGCAGCTACCCAAGGAAACTTAGCTCCGTTCTCGTCTTCCCACCTAGCACACTCTTCACTGTCTTGGGCTAGCGATTTGGGGGGCTCAATCCCAACCTTACGGCACTCCTCAGCCAATGCTTTTGGAGATAGAATCCTTGCGTCATCATCTTTTGCCCATGGGATACTTTGCTCAGCCTCCCATATAAGCCCCTCCAAGTGCTTTTTGTACTGTTCTGCCTTGGCCACGTCTACTGGAACGCCTCTAACCCCAATCTCACGGGTCTGCCTACTAAGCTCGCGTTCGTGCTCTGGCCACCTGTCCCCATGCTTAAGCCATAGCTCTAAAGTCATCTCCGCATCTTTGAGGGCATACTCAGTCACCTCTTTACGAAATTCATCACTCATCAACTCCCATTGCTTGCCCTTCATATTGGCGCGAGTCTGTTTACTCATCTCCACCCCAAGCAAAGCTTGTGAGGCCCCTGCGAGTGATCCTGGCTGACCTAAAAACCTAGACATGTCTAGCACGTCAAACACTTCCTTAAAGCCTAGGTCTTTTGGTATCACCCCCTTCTCCCCTTCTGCAGCTAGTACCGTCAAATCGTAAGCCGCGTTAGCCATTATCATTGTCTTACCCCGCAGAACGTCCCAATCAAAATCTTTTGGATGGGCAGCGTAACTAAACCCATCGGTGCCTTTAATCGTAAGCATATAGCAACTAGAAGCCCTAGTGTACTTCCAAGCCCCCATCGTGATTATGCTTAGCTCGGCGTCGTAATAGTTTTCTGTATCGAGTGCGTAAATTGTATCCATTTTTCTGAGTTAATAGTCCGAAGCGGCGTGATCAACAGAGGGGCCAAATGCCAACTTAGCAAAACTCCCTTGTCGCATGATCTCTATGCGCTCTACTCACCGCTTCGGAAAATTTATTTGCGCTCCAGTAACTCTAATACCGCAGCATGAAGACGAGCCTGAAGCAAATGTATCGTCCCATCATTTTTAATTGTCTTAACCGCATCTATATCGTCCATTTCTGTTTCTGAACTATGCGGGTCTACTCCAACTTCGTATTCGTGCCCTGGGCGCACTATTCGGATTATTTGGCCACCAACTCTATAAATCATCTCCGCTTCATTCTTAAAGCGAACATCAGTCACAATTATGTGCGCATTATTTCCGTGTTCAAATATCCGTCTTTTTAGATGCTCCACCCATACTTCGGGGTAGTTCTTTCGGAACAACTCGGTTCCTACATTTTGCATCAGTTTCCTAGGGCTTATGTGGGGCCACCTAGTAAGGTCTTTTTCTTTTAAGTTGCGCGATTCAATTTCCGCATCCTCTAGCCCAAACACGTCTTTACAGAGAGCTTTCAAAGGCTCTGCAAATGACATAGGCTTAAACTCTGCCACTGGCAGGTTAGCACACGCCATATTTTTACCAGAGCCTTTCCTTCCTGTAAGACCTATTACCATACTATTTATCTTAGGCCCTCTAATGCTTCCAGCTCAGCTACGTGAAGATTAACGAAGCTCTTCCAAAAAGCAGTCTCTTCAGGTGTTGAGAACATAGTTTTTGAGTGATTTGAACTCATTGCATTTTCCCAAACCCCATCAGACGATTCATTTTTACTTGCAGCCAAAATATCACAAGCCCGAGCCGCAATTCCTCTAAGAGCGGAAATATCCCGCGCTTCACTAATCACTGGTAGTTCTAATCCTGGTAAATTCATATTATTTAGGGATAGGGCGTTTGGTTGTAGCCACTGCGGGACTGACCGTTGCAGCGGCGGTCTTTTGTACAATCCAAACGCCCCACTGGGTATTACAGTCCCATCAACTCTCTAAAAAAGGCGACAGCTTCTGGTGTATGTTTCCCAGCAAACGTAGCTTTTGGGGCATGCCAGCTATTCATTGCATTTTTACGCAACTCGCTAGTGACATTAAAGCTACCCTGCTCTAAACCATTACGCAGAGGGCCAGCAGCCGCCGCACTAAAGATAGGCTTAGCGAGAGCGGTATAGCTCGATGAAGCTACCGTCCACATTGCCATTGTATACAACGCATCGTTGAACTTGTAGGGGAACAAATCTAGAGCTTCATCGCCTTCCACATGCTCTGGCAGTTGCACTGCAAATTGGATATGCGCGATTTCTTGGAAGTAGTTCTCATCCCCGTACTCTAGGGAGCCGCCAGCTTCACGAACTTCCTTTGCGCTGTTGTAAACTTCAGCTTGCTCGTTGGAGTCACCAGCACCCCATGTAATTTTCTTTTGGTATTGTTTGTGAATTTGAAGCGGCGTGAGGTTTATGGGCTGCTTTCCGTTGGAAAGAACGATTTGTTTCTCAAATACAATACTACCAGGAGCGAAAATGTCCCCAAGTCCGCCCACCTTCTGAACTAGGTTAATTCTCGGGAGTTTAATGTCTTTCATGGAGATTTCTCCACGAACACCGTTAATAGACACTACTTGGCCTTGGTTCTGGTCGATTGTTGCTAGGCTCGTGGAAACCTCCTCTTTATCACGAAGGGGTTCTTTAGCTGCTTCTGGTTCTTCTTTGCGTGTTTGGGGCTTAGCCCCGAATGATATTGATGCCATGTTATATTATTGTATATGCGTTTACTTTTTTTCTTGTTTTAGGACGTGTATTACGCCCTCTTGCTTCAAGCACCCAGCGTCCGTAAGACGGTCCGCTAGTTCTTGTTTTGCTTGGCCTTTTTTCCCTCTTGGGATTGCTTCAGCAAAATTCTTTTCTAGGTCAGGCATGCTCACCTTGGAGCACGATGCCAAAAAATCTATGATGGATACTGTGTCCTTTACAGCGTTGTAGGCTTGTAGTGCTGACGTTATTGCCCTAGGAGTTTTACGCTCCTGCAAGCGGTATCCTGGCAACTCCCAACCCTCCTCAAGTGACTTGGATAGCGCCAACTTTTTGATTCCTTCGGCCCATGCCTCCATAATGGGGGCGATCTTGAGAAGAGCCGCTAGGCTCTCTGGAGAACAGTTTTCGCCAGACACATCTTCAGGCACTTCAAACCCCTCGTCCGCATACTTGTTTGCAATTAGCAGCGCCTTGCTAGCCAGTGCTGGGCACTTTGCTTGGTTGCCGCAGTAGTCACATACCCCTGGAGTTGGGTTGAATATCTTCTTATCCTTAGCCCGTTTAATGATTGTTTGCAGTCTCAACTTCATCTCAGGCAACTGTGCTCTTTTGAAAGTAGCGACACTTACCTCGTCCCTCACTGGTAGCAGGAAATAGAACTCCACTTGCTCGGCGTTTGGGAACTTTTGAAAAGCACCGATAGAATAGGCCCATGCTTGAGTATTAATTTCCGCATCCTCTACTGCCCCGTATCCAGTCTTGTAGTCTACTAAAACGACAAAGTTATTCTTGAACTCTAAGCACACGTCACAAGTCCCAAACGTGGACTCCCCACCCCCTAAGTGTATATCAAATTTGATCTCTTTATGCTCAACATGCTCAACATGCTCAACATGCTTACTATTTATGATATGTTGAACGTAATCCAGACACTTATACGCAATGGCTTGCTCCTCCTCATCATGCAGAAGAGTAATATCCCCTACTTCTAGGGCTTCGTGAATTCGAGTTCCTTTATCTGCTGCAGGACTAGAGCCTTCCCGTGGTAGGTACCCTGGGCAGATCTCAAACATTTTAAGCGCTGATGGGCTATGTTCTGCGTGAGCCCTCGATGAATGGTCAATAGTTTCTGACTTCTCTTGCATTTTTGGCGATGTTTCTGTGTTGTTAGCTGGATAATATACCCCAGTTGACACATTTGACAACTGATTTTCCGATCCGTTCAAAATATCTTGAGACTTTATTTTCTCTTTTACCGACTTTGCAACCTTTTCCTCTACAGTCCCTTCCGCAACAAGTATTCTTTGAACTGCTGGGCTTTTGCCCCCAGCCCTATGAATTCTTCCCAAAACTTGCACTAAAGATTTTGCATTAAAATTTGGGCTTATTAGAGCAGTCCTTTGACGATCCCCTGTTGTATCGTGCAACGAAATCCCAACCCCACCAGCCTCTATGTTGCAAATTATAGTAGTAACCTCATTACTTTGAAACCTATCGATATTATTCTGTCTGTCGGTCTCAGTTTGCCCACCTCTGATTACGGACACTGTTCCTTGGGTCCTACACATGCGCTCCAGTAAAGCATCGATTGTAGCATCGAAGTTTACAAAAATGGCCACACTTTGGCCAAGATCGACGGTTATCTCGGAAGCCATTTGCACAATTAGAGGGACTTTATAAAGCTCCACAGCCTGCCTAGCTCGTAGCTGAGCAACTAGCGCAGCGGCAGCTGGGTTGGTAGAGTCATCCTGCATTTGCGTCTTTAGCTGCTCAAGTTCGTCCTCCATGTCGGCGTACAGAGCTTGAATGCTTCCGTTATCGGAGAAGTCTAGCGGCTCATCTATGATGAAGTTTTCCGCAAAGTGGCCCTCCATATCTGCAACCGACATCCTGCTCCCTTTTGCTGGAACTATGTCTGAGTGTATCTTTTGAAGTGATTTTGTGTTCCTCCTGTCAAACTCCATAGCTCCCCAAGGGTTAGGTTTGCACCCATGAGACCTGCACCATCCCCAGTACTTTTGAAGCTCAAATAACCCCAGTATGTAGCCCACCCCTCTTAATTCCGTTGGAGAGTCCGCTACAGTTGCAGACAACATTAAATTAAAATAGGGCTTTGCCGCAATCAACATCTTTGTGTTTTTAGCGGTAGGCGATTTACACCTATGTACCTCATCCCAGATTATAATAGAATTTTCAGGCAGCTCCCAAACCCAACGCTTACCGTCCCACTTACCCATGCCGGACTTTCCAGCCCTTAATTTCTCATAGTTTATAAGGGAGTGACTTACTACCCCCTGGTCCTGCAGCTCCCTTGCCCATGCTGGCATGACTGCCTTGGGGCATACTACTACTATTCGTGCTTTTAGAAGCTTGGCCACCAGCACCGCGCATAAGGTCTTTCCAGTTCCTGTAGCTGATGTGTCTAATGCGCAACGATATTGTGTAAGTGAATTAAGTAACTTATTTATATGGGCTGCCTGGACAGGGTAAGGCGTCTTCATTTAAGTTTGTCAGGCCCAAAGTCATCTTGGGAGAACTTTGGCTTCCCGTGTTCATCTAAGAACGGGAAGTGACGTAGGCACCTATAAGCGCGATCTTTTAATTCCTGCACTGTTTTAGGCCTAGTGTCTGAAAACATCAAGTCTCGCAGGAAACTGTGCGTTCTTTTCAAGGCCACGTATTGTTCGCTACGTAAACTCATAGCATAAACGCTGGGGTCTGTTCACCCACCCATGCGCCCTCCACGTTAAACGAAAAGTACTCTTCCGCGTCTTCGCTACTCATCCCCTGCTTAACAAGTAGTGCAAGACATTTAGGCCTACTATAAATTGCGAATGGGTTGTTGAATTGACGAGCTATTCCAACAAAAGCACCTTCAAACCCATCTGCGAGGAGCACGTTTTCGTCTCCAAGCAGTTCAATAGCTTCTTTTATTTTTTTCGACATCTTGTAACCTCCCTTTCGAGCACCACACGTGTAAGTCACTTAACTCATCGGTACGTTTCCTCCACTCATCTCGGCCTATCTGGGCGTTAATGTAGAGGATGTTTATTGCCGTTTGCTCTTGGGCCCTTGTGCGTCCAGGTACTTCAGCGGTCATTTTGTTGACTTCTCCCCATGGCATTTCCATTTTGTACGCTTAGGCACCTCAGCGGTTGCTTTTAGACCCCCAAGAGCCTTTTTCCTTTTTCCATATGGGCGGCGTTTAATTACCCTAGGGGTAATCCTTGGGAAGTCTTTTTGAGGGAAGCTGGCGACCGCTTCAATTATTCCGTTAAACCACATTACCCATCTCTTACGCAGTGAAAGGGTCTCCCATACTACGCTGTACGTTTGTGTTGTTGTTTCTTCCATATTATTTTGATTTTTCTTGAAGCTCTGCATACCTAAAAATTAGTGCTGCATCCGAGTTTGCTAGGGTTATCCTGCTACGCGGGTAAAGGCGCTGAGCCTCTGCTTTAAGTTTATTCTTCCACTCTGTTTTTGTGAGCCCTTTACTGGTCCCAACCCCAACAGCTTTCTGCCATGTTTGGGGTGTGACCAAGACCAGTTGAAACTTCAAAGCCATAAGAATACCTTTAAGAACTCCCCAACTTGAGGCATAACTTGCCATAGCCGACGATGGCATTGGGGAGCCCGTGAATTTAACTATGTTCTCCAAGTAGCATATTTTTTCGTTGCACTTTCCGAGGCTGATCATTTCAAGCAACTGAAGTATGTCTCCGTCTGTATCTGGTAGCGGACCCGTGAATATGTCTCCGTTACCATTACGCGAGGCGAACCCTCCGTTTACTCCTGGGTCAATTCCTAGTAAAATCATGTTGTTAGGATATTACACCCCTTAACCAATGAAGCCCTTCGTGCTGCCACAGAGCAACCTTGATCCAACCACCAAATAATATCGGACTCCCTAAATTTAGGGTGCCCACAATTTTTGATGTATGGCAGAGGATGCTTTTTTTGAGTCATCCAGTTTTCAATTGACCTAGCACACGTACCAAGACGTTTAGCTACTCCAGCTTTATCGTATAGAGTATCCGAGTCGCTGTTGACCCCTGAGACTTGCTCCATCTCAATTTCCACGCGGCCTCCAGGCTTAACGTTGACTTTGAACGACCCCGCACACTCTACTATTAACTTGGGAGTGCTATTTAGCATACGCACTCCCCCTTTCCGTTTTGCTTTAACTCAGCAAGAAGTTTTCTTAGTGCTTGGGACACTAAGAAACTCTTGTCGATGCCAAGCTCGTCGCAGACTTTGTGTAATTTTTGCTGTTCTGTTTTTGTAAGGCTAAGTTGTATTTTTTTCTGACCCATATTAAATGAGGATGTCTGCGTTTTTATATCTGATGATATTACCGGAGGGTTTGTTCTATTGCTTTTGGATATTATACCCTGAAAGCAAAGAATATCTTATCTACTTTAAGGCGTCTGAAATTGCAAGGGCTAATTAACACCTATTCGTTTCGTCGACCTTCGTTATCTTTTGGTTGCCGCACGAGTTGCGTCTTTCCTGTATTTCGGAGTTCTTCAGCTAACCTGAAAGTTGCCTCTCTGAGTAGTACCGATGTGGTGAACCCCATTTTTTTAGCGTAAGCTTCGAGTTCATTGTAGTCTTCTTTGTCTACTATGTAGACTGTACGCTTACGACCGTCTGCCATTTGATTTGCCATATATTTGAGTTTGAATGTGAGCCCAGCTTTTACGTTTGTAAAGCGGAGCATGATTGAGTTTGTTTAAGTTTAATGCGCCTAAAACCTTTTAGGCAATATTGAAAACCAACGTTTAGCCTCCTTTTCAGTTGTGTTTGCTTTATAACTCTCCTGCACTTCTTGCGGAGAGTTCCCGCACTGCTCGGCTACTTTTTGGTCATCCCTCCAAATAGCCATTTGGTACGAAATATATGAGTGCCTAAGTCCATTGTGGACCCACTTAACCCCTGCCTTTTTAGCCACTGCTGAAGTCTCTTTATTTGGGTCCGCTACCTTAGGTGCGTCTTCTCTGTGATGAGTCCCAGTCCGTGATATTTTTTCGGGGCATAAAAATCCTTTACGCTCTCCAGTGTACTTTTTAAGCCACTCCGCAAGGCAATCTTCCATAATCGCAACGCGCCTACGTTTTGTTTTGGTATGGCGGGGGTCCAGAAATATGTGCCGACCTTCCATATCAACTTCGTCCCAAGTCAATCGCTGTATTTCAGCGTTACGCACACCAGCAAAAGCGGAGATAGCAAAATAAGGGAGCCACTTATTGGACACATGGGGGAGCATCTTTTTTAAATCATCTGGAGTGAAGATCCCTGGTGAGGAATGCACTACTTTGTATGTAGTAGACGCAGTCACGGGGTTCTCCCAATTTTTGGGGAGTCTGTTGTTATCTTTAGCCCACTCAAAAAATCTGTGAAGCGTTATCCGAACATTATTTTTGGACTTGTTTGCCCATTCCGCAAAAACTCCAGGTTTCAGTTCCCGTTTCGCTTGTATGTACTCGTTGATATTTTGAGTTGTGATTTTAGTTAGCGGAACACACAAAGCATCGCTGAAGCCTTTTAAATGGCTCTTCAGGGTCTTTAGGTCTCTATCAGAGTTGCCCTGTTTTTCTTGGTGACTCAAGAAATCAGGAACCACGTCAACAACTATTTTTGTTTCTTCTTTGGAACCCCCTCCATTCATTCGCACGTAGAATTCCACAGCATCCATAATAGGAACGCCGTTTAGTTTTTCTGCACACGCATTGAAGCACAGAGCATCGTTATGCGTCATAGCGCCAGCTAGAGCCTGCCCCTTCTCAAATTGTTCGAGTAAAAGTTCTGCGTGGTTAACTGCCGCCACTTCATCGGAGAATGTTTTACGGTACCGATGTTTCCCAACAGACCACGCCACAACAAAAATAAACCAATCCGCATTGTTCGCGTTTTTATAAATTGCAACCTTCCCGTAGCGGTTAGAAAACCGCTTTGGATAGTCTGAAATTTTTTTCTGTTTTGGCTTCGGCATTTTGATTTTTTTTGTTTCTGGCGTGAGTTGGTGTTTTTGAACTTTCCACTTTCGGCCTGAATTGTCTGTGTTACTATTGACAGAAATAGACAAAAAATGTTCAAAAATAAAGTAAATTGTTTCGCGGATAATATCGCAGCATCCCCAGATATTCACCCCATTTCTCACCTATTTTCTTGATGTACTTGGTATTACTACAGTTAGATTCCAGATTTTTGGGCACAAAAAAACTGCACCCGGCGGGGGTCGAACCCACAACCTTACCTACGTACAGAACTTTCTATTGACGTTCTATTGACAGATTTTCCCACTAAAATGACACAACAAAGCGCCCAACAAAACCCACAACCTTCACCTGAAACAGCTCAACAAGTCCCCGCAGGCCCCCCAAACTTGGACTACGAATATGGTGCGTGGTGGCCGAAAACGGACAACGCGCTGATGCGGCACTTGAAATGCTTCCGCCTTGGAACCGAGGAAATACCTGGCTCTCTGGGCAGAGCTGAGCATTTCAAAGCTATCTCAGGCATTCTTTGGGGTCCTCAAAATAAACGAAAAAAATTTGTTTGGCACCCTTGGGCAGAAGCAATGTTAGAGGAAGCCTGTGAAATGATGTCGCAACCAAAAAGCTTCCTTTCCATTGCTGGAGCGGCTTCCACGGGCAAGTCCGATTTCGGAGCGCTATGGGCAATAGTAAATTTTTTATGCTTGCCAAGCAAAACGATGGTGCTAGTCACCTCCACCTCACTGAAAGATTCGCGTAAACGTATTTGGGGAGCGATCCGCGATTACTGGCAGGCGATCCCTGGACGAGCCCCTGGCAAGCTTGTCGATTCCGTTGGGCTCATTCGCTACGACATGGGGAGCAAGGATACCACTGGCTCTGATCGTAGCGGCATATCTCTTATCGCGGCAGAGAAAAGCAAAGACAAAGAAGCTTACGGAAAGCTCATCGGTTTTAAAGCTCCGCGAGTTTTGCTCATCGCTGACGAGTTGCCAGAGCTTGGAGAATCTGTGGTCGGTGCCGCTTACTCTAACCTCGCCATCAATCCATGGTTTCAAATGGTGGGGCTAGGCAACCCAGCTAGCTACTACGATGCTTTTGGTGTTTTCTCAAAACCTAAAGCGGGGTGGTCTTCGATTAACAGCGAGTCGCAGTCTTGGGAAACGGAACGTGGAAAATGTTTGCGCCTCGACGGCGAGAAGAGCCCCAATGTTACGGCAGGAAAAACTATCTACCCGTGGCTTATCACTTCCGATTTTCTAGCCCAGCAACGCGAATCCTTGGGAGAAAATTCCAATGCGTATTGGCGAATGGTTCGCGGGTTTTGGTCTCCGACTGGAATGGCTGATGGAATCTACTCCGAAGCGGACATCATCAAGTTTCAAGCTGACCAGCCTGCCGTGTGGCTTAAGCCCCCGATAAAAGTTGCAGCTCTTGACCCCGCTTTCACAAACGGGGGTGATCGTTCTGCTTTATATTTTGGGTCATTTGGGGAGAACATAAATGGAGTGAAGACACTGTGCTTCGATTCCGTAGAGTTCCTAACCGAAGATGTCACGGATGTCGGAACCCCTCGCGCTTTCCAAATTTCTCGCCAGTTTCGAGAACTATGTGTTTGCAGGGGGGTACCTCCAGAGAACGCGGCTTTTGACGCATCAGGCGCAGGCAAGCCCTTCGGAGATGTCGTAGCTCGGGAGTGGTCCCCACGGGTCAATCGTATAGATTTCGCTGGGGCGGCTAGTACTCTCCCAGCTAGTGTTTCGGACCCCACCCCTAGCAACGAGCGGTACTACAATCGGGTGTCTGAAATTTGGTTCGGAGCAAAAGAGCTTATGCGCACAGGTCAAATAAAGGGTATCTCCCCTTCCCTCGCACGAGAACTATGCGCCAGAACGTACGAGACACAAAAAGGGTCTTCGATGAGGCTGAAGGCAGAACCCAAACCCGATATGAAAATGCGTATTGGTAAATCTCCCGATGAAGCCGACGCAGCTTTAATGCTTGTAGCTCTATGCCGAGTTAAATTTGGTTTTGGCGCAGATAGGTCTATAGAGCTGTCTATGTCCGACTCCCCTGGAATCCCATTCAGCACTTTAATGCGCAGGTTAAACCACGTAAACACTCCTAGGTTCATAACTCGCATGTAACTTTTGAAATCATCGTTTGACAATATCTTGCGACCATTTAATAATATCTGGCTAACATACCCATGCCCAGCGATCAACCAAACGACCTACTGCTTGAGAACCTTTCCGAAAAGGGGGCCGCTCCCCGAACAAGGATCAAAGATGCCAATAGTGCTCGTGAAATTTATTCCAAGCTACGTAAGGCGGATGAGTCTAGTGCTAGAAACCGAGCCGCGATTGATGAAATGTTTGCTGGGGCACCTCCCTACGACGATGCTGAATTAAGGGCTACTGGACAGGGAGCAAGAGCGAACGTCAATTTTGGCGAAGCCGATGCTTTACTTGAAGCAGCCCTATCTGGGTACGTTGACTTATTATCTAGCGTTGAGACTCTTGTAAACTTCAAAACAAAATTTGGAGAACGCCAAGAACGTCTTGAATACGAGGGTATTATTTCCGCTGAACTAACTCGCATGTTGCGTGGTTGGAACCCCTACACACCTAATTGGTTGAGGCTCGCAACCCACTTTGTAGCACATGGGGTCGGAATCACGTATTTTGAGTGTGACCTCGATTGGCGCTGGCGGGTTGGAGGTCTTGGCGAGTTCCTAATCCCTCGCAGGACTTTGGCTTCCGAATCCGAAATCGAGGTAGCTTGCTGCTCACGAGTAATGCAGGCCCAACAACTTTACAGGTTTATCGAAGACCCTGAAAGCGCTACTGAAGTTGGGTGGAATGTAGAGGTAGTGAAACGTGCTATACAAAACGCTGTAACTAGCTCTTCTGGCTCTGGGCTACATTCAACCGACTGGGAGGGGATTGTTAGGGAGATGAAGTCTAACGATTTATATATCGGCACTGCCACATCTTCGGAAATTAAGCTAGTCCATATTTGGAATGTTGAGTTCGACGGAAGGGTGACCCATTGCATTATTATGGAGAGCGACACCCCCAATGTCGATGGGTTCTTGTACAGGAAGGTTGGTAAGTTCCCAAGCATGGAACAGGCGTTTACGGTGTTTACTTACGGTGTGGGAGTAAATGGCCACTACCACAGTATTCGTGGGCTTGGAGCAAAGATTTTTACGGAGATTCAGACTAGCAACAGGCTTCGCTGCCAGATGGTTGACGGGGCGCTCCTTAGCTCTTCTGTTATACTTCAGCCTACGAATGAAGAGGCTCTTCAGAATCTTCAACTCACTTACTTTGGGCCCTACACTATTTTATCCCCTGGAGTAGAGATACAAGATCGTACCATACCAAACGCATCAACTTCAGTTATCCCAGTGCTGAGTGATATGTCGCGGTTGATTTCAAACCGAACAGCTGGGTACCAAGCACAAGCTGCCGAAGTTGACTCCCGTGAGAAGACTAAATATGAGGTTAAGGCCCAGCAGTCCGATAGAGCACGGCTAAGCACTTCGGCCCTTTCTCTTTTTTACGACCCACTCGAACGCTTGTTCAGAGAGGTAGTTCGCCGTGTATGTAGACGTGGGTATCTCCCAGATGACCCAGGTGGGAACGAGGTAAGAGAGTTCCGAAAAAGGTGCTTCGAGCGAGGAGTTCCATTGGAAGCTATTTACGCGGTAGATATTGCGAGAGTCACTATCGTTCGCGCAATAGGGGCAGGCAGCGAACAGATGCGGCAGCTAACGTTTGATGAGTTCTCGCAGATTGCTCCTGCGTTCGATGATTTTGGCAGGCAGAACCTGTTACGTGATCGAGTTGCCGCTAGAATCGGGTATGACAACGCCGACCGATATGTGCAAAAACCATCCGCAGAAGCCCGCCCATCGCTCGATGAGAAGTTCGCTAACCTTGAGAACAGCTCTCTTAAAGAGGGCGTTGCGCTTCCTACTTTTCCTAACGATAACCATTCTGTCCATTCGCGTGTACATATAGGAGCCCTTTCCCAAGGGGTTAGCGCTATTAACGAGAGCGGTGCCGACCTCCCAACGGTGCTCCCAGGGTTAATGACTATGTTGGAGCACACAACACAGCACGTTGAGCAAATGTCTGGCGACCCAGTCACTCGTGACGAAGCCGCTGCAAACCGTAAGATATTATCCCAGATAACGGAAGTTGTAACTAATGGGGCAAAGCATGTTGAAAAGTTGCGCCGACAGCAGGCCGAACAAGGGCCTCAACAAGCTGGAGATGCTCAGCCTAATGTAGCTGGCGATGCGGACATGGATGTACGACTTAGACAACGCTTGGCTGAACACCAGGTTAAAATGGACATGCTTAAACAGCAGTCAGAGCTAAAGATGAATTTGCGCATGATGGAGGCCAACCAAAAAATGGCTTTGAAAGATTCCGAAAACGCTGCTAAGTTGTCATATCAGGTGTAATATCAAAGTAACAAATGACAAAAATCGAATGGGACAGGCGGGAAGACTTAAGAGTTAAGCTATCCGACTTACTAAACGCGGAACCCCTCAAACAAGCTCTTGAGGTGTGTTTGTCCATTGAGACTGACTCACCACAAACATTCGCTGGGAACTCCGATTTACTCCACCAAGCGGCTTTAAGCGGTTGCTCAAGAGAAGGATACTTTAGGTTCCTTAGAAATTTAAAATCCCTTACCAAAGAGCCCAACAAGCTAACTGAAACCCCTGCTCCTTGGGAGCACACTATGAGGCCAAAATAATAGACTTTATGTTAGAAACCCAACAAACAGAATCTGCTTCGGCAGAAAACCAAGCAACTGAAACAAGCACAGGCCAAGACCAACCAACCCAGAGCACTTCTGAATCTGGGAGTAGCTGGTTTGAAGCTTTGGACAAAGCCCTAGAAGCGGATGCCTCTACGGATTCCCCTTCTGACTCCAGCGATGAGGCTAAGGTTGAAGCCCCAGCAAAGGACGCTGCAACAGATAAACCTGAAGAGACAGTTGCAGAAGATGCAGATAACGTTAAAAACATGTCGGTTTCTGCGGGAGCTAAATTCAAAGAGATCAAAGCAGAGGCTAAGGCAGCTAAAGCTAGGGTAGCCGAACTCGAAGAGAAGTTGGCTATCGCAGAATCTTCTCCAAAAGTAGACCATGAAGAAGTTTCTAAACTTAAAACGTCCATTGAAGAACGTGAGGCAAAAATCGCTAATTACGAAAAAGAATTGGCTATCTCTCGTTTTGAGGCCACTGATGAGTACCGAGAGAGCATTGTTAAACCCATGGCCGCTATTTTAAACGTGGTTAGTCGCATGGCTGAAAAGTATTCGGTTCCCGAAAAAGCACTTTTAGGTGCTCTTGAAGAGGGGGACCCCGATAAACAGGGAGACTTGATTGTAGAGCTAGCCTCTAACTTCAGCGAGCGCGACAGGGTAAGCTTATACCAACTTGGGGACGATTTCTCTCAACTTTTGGACCACCGCGAGAAAATGCGTGATAAGGCTGCTCTTGCCTTGGACGCCCGTGAAAAAGCCCAAAAAGAAGAGGAGTCTAAGCGCAAAAGTCAAGCTAAGGCGTCTTGGTCTAAAGCTACTAATACGGTGTGGAATAAGTTGAAAGATAGCGTCCCCTTCCCTTCCGATGATTCCGAGAAGGCTAAATTTGAGGCTTCGCTATTATCGGAAATGGATGGGCTTTCATTCGATTCCCTATCGGATGAACATAAGGCATTTTCGGCTTTTTCTGGTTCGCTAGTCCCCCACCTCCTCAAGCATAACAAGTCTCTACAAGCTGAAATCTCAGAACTCAAATCATCCCTTAAACGCTACCAGTCTGCCACCCCAGGAGCAGGCTCAGGGTCTGAAACAAAACCTGCCAGCGTATCCGAAGGTTTGGGATTCTTGGAGGCCCTTGAAGCCAGATTTTCGGGCGGATAGATAATTACTAGAAAAGTATTTGACATATTATTTACTGTGTGTAAATGTCTTCTTGCGGCTCGGTATCCGCTAAAACTTCCGGTTCAATTTTTAAGAGCTAAAAGCTTCCTATCTGGAAGCCCTTCCTTGGCTCGGGAGGGGGTAAACTAGACACTCAAGTTGTCTTGGTCGTTAGGTATAATATCTAACGAACACACCTCTCTGTGTCGCTAAACCTAAACCGCAAATCTAAAGGGGAGACCCTAAATCTAAACCTATATGGCACTTAACATCGATAACCTCCTTTCTACAGAGTCAGGCCGCATTGGACCTGACATCTATAATAAGTCACTTAACACCAGCCCTTGGCTTAAGCTTGTAAAAAAAGCTACTTGGCCTGACGAAATGGGCACATCCATCAGCGTTTTGACATACCAACGCTCGATTCCCGCAAACGCTCTTACTTGGGCTACTGTGGGGTTGAACAACGGTACTGGAAATAACTGCGCACCTACAGCTGAAATTGTCGAGTTCGCTCAGACAATGAAAACGTACAATCTTCAGCAGACTGCCATTGAGTCGCCTAAGCTTTGCGTAAACGATCTTCGCTTTGCCTTGAAGCGTAAAGAGCAGCTATCAAATATTTTCCGTATCCTTACTGAGAATACCAGCTACGCTTGGATTGACCGCAACCGCGATGAGTTTTCGCGCCTTTCGGAGCATAAAGTTACAGCGACTGCAACCCTCCAAGAAGACAAAACTGCAGTTCCTGCGGTAGTCCCCACGCAGAAGCTAACTCAGAGCATCCTGGACAAATACTACATGCGTCTTATCCGTGATGGCGCAGGCAACAACCCTTTTGGTCGCCAAAATGGTCGCCCTCAGTTTGCCATCATCACTAGCTCCGAGAACAGCCGTGCAATTATCACAGAGAACGCCGCTATCCGCGAAGATTATCGCTACAACAACGCAAAGGTAAGCGAGCTTTTGGCTCCTCTTGGTGTAGAACGCTCTTATGCTGGGTTCTTCCACATAATTGATGACTTTGCTCCTCGATGGAGCTTCACTTCGGGCGCATGGGTTCGCGTACCACACTACGTTGCCGTTGCTACCGGATACAAAGGGAATAAATGGGACATCAATCCCGCTTACGAAACAGCTCTGTACGAAGATACCTTCATCTTCCACACCGATGTTATGGAACAGCTTATCCCTGCTCCGATCACGTCCCCAGGCGGAAACACGAGCTTCGATCCCGTCAGCTACATGGGCGACTTCAAGTGGAAAAATATTGAGGACGCAGTGAATAACCCCGACAAAACGATTGGTTATTTCCGCGCCGTTCTCAGCTCTGGGTCTAAGCCAGTCTTCCCAGAGTGGGGCTACGTTATCCGTACCCTCCGCTACTAATCCGCAACCCTAACGATGAAGAGGCTGGCCTTGTTAACTCAGGGCCAGCCTTACATCTAACAAAAAGTCTTAATATTATGCATATTAATGAGGTAGACCCCGCACCAGCTGCAGCTAAGGAAATTGAATTTCAAGCTCCTAAAGGATTCTCCCCACCCGAGGATTCCACTCCTGGGCAACCTTTCGAGGTGATGGCAAGCGTTAGAATGAAGGAAAACGGAATGCTTTGCCTCGAAGCCATAGATGGCGTTTCCGTATCCCCCGAAGAACAAGCAGAAACACCAGAAGAGGAAAACGCCGAGGATAACGCCCCCTCTGACAAAAAACCAGCTGCTATTGGGTTTTTAGCCGCTATTGAAGACGGTGTTAGCAAGACCAAAAAGTAGTTAGTATTAACGATGCAATTATTTCTGGACATCGACTCTAGAAAGCTGAGCCTGCCAAACGGGGGCTCAGTCGCATCGCTAAAGTTTTCTTACCCAGATAAGTACCCCGTAACGCTTACGGTAGTAGCTTCTGGCGTTCTTACCACCATTGCAACTGGGGACGCCGTTTTCGTATTAAAGAAACCAAAAGAGTCCACTTTTAATATAGCACGGACCACCGCTGCCTTTGTAAACACTAACTTCGTAAACGCCACATTAGACTTGGGGACCGTTGAGGCGAACGCCTACTTGCCGAGCGTTGGAAGTTGCCCTTTGGCTTTTGAGGTTTCGGTTATTTGGGGTAGTAGTGAGGTAACGAGCCTCCCCATCCCAGTAATTGTGGAGAGGAGAGCGTATGACGCCACTAGGCCAGCCCCAACGAATACGACTTCTTACTTGGCAACGCAACAGGAAGCCGAGGATGGCACCTCAAATGTCAAATGGATGTCTCCGTTGCGGACGTTTCAGGCTATAATGGAGAAAACTCCAGAAGTTTCCATAGTAACTACCACACATGTCGCGGATGGGGTTTCTAGAACTTATAAAATAAACGGATTAGTAAGCGCAAGTCCTGACCATGTTTTAATCTTAGCCAACGGTATCACTCAAAGTCCCGCTAAAGACTATACCGTGGATATTGCTACAGGGAACATCACATTTTCATCAATCGCACCCCCTAACGGTATGGGCCTTGTATTTAGGGCGTTTGGTTTGCGGAGCGTACAACGACCCATTGACCCGACATTATACACATATGCGTTTGACTTAACATCTAATGGACTAACTGCTTACTACGGAAGGCTTTTAAATACGGATAGACCTGCGTTACCTGCGTTACCCGAATCATCTTCCAAATGGGCTATTCGTCGTAGCGAATTAACCGCTGCAGGACGCGTTTCAGCGGTCACAAACGCAACAGGAACGTGGTCTAATAGAACGGGATTAACGTACGTATGACAACTATTAACGAGAATAACATGGACGATACCCTAGATTTATCTGGGAAAATCCTTGCGTTGCCGTCGCAACCTATTGTTACAAATCCTGTAGAGGTCTACTATACGTTTTCCGATTTTCCAGTAGAAGGGGACGCAAACCGCATTTACGTCGCCGCAGATACACACGTACAGTGGTTTTGGGACACCCAAACCTCTCAGTACCATATGATTTTAGAAAACATCGATGGTGGTGTTTTTTAACGTAGCAAAACAAAACAAAACAAAACAAAAAAGTAGTGTATAATATTATGGCTAATCCAATTATCAAAATCAAACGGGGCAGTAATGCTCCAACAACAGCTCTTCAAGCAGGCGAGTTCGCAGTAGATCAGGTAAATTTGAACCTCTACCTCGGAGTTGACAATGGCACAGGTTCGGTCACCAACAAGATCGTTGGCGGTGAGGGCACCTTCGCTACCAAGGCGTATGTCGGTGATGCTATTACTGACTTGGATCTCGGAACGATGTCCACGCAGAATGCCAATGCTGTCAATATCACTGGCGGCATGATCACTGGCGGCACGATTGATGGCACGACTATTGGCGCGACTACGCCATCAACTGGTGCGTTTACCACGCTGACCGCTTCGAGTGCGCCAAGTGCCTCGACAGATGTGGTTCGCAAAACCGACCTCGATTCTGCCGTTTCTGCTCTCGGATCGGTGTTTCATTTTGTCGGTGATGTTAGCTCTGCTGCTACTCCTCTTGATCTCACCACTCTTAGCGATACATCTACTGGGGCTTACTACAAAGTCGATGTCGATGGCGCATACACGGATGGTGCAACAACTTTTAATGCCAAGGTTGGCGATGCGTTTGTCAAAACCACAACTGGTTGGCAAAAACTCGACAACGTGGACGCCGTTGTTAGCGGAACCGCAAACGAAATCGCCGTCACAGGCGATGAGAATGTTGGCTACACTGTCGCGCTTGATTCCGCATTCAAGACCCGCGTTTCGGATGTTGAACTGAAGACTGTCAATATCACAGCAACGGCTCCTACAGCGGGTCCAGCATCAGGAACCACAGACATCGTTGGTAATTTCACTGTGGGCTTGAATGGTGCGGGGGTAAGCCAAATTAAAGTCGGCGGCGGCGGCTCAACGCTTGAACTCAACGAATTAGGCAATACGACGACTAAAGTTCACGCCACGCTCGATCTCGTTGATTCTCAGTGGGGTCTTGGTAATTCAACAAATGGCTTTATCGCCCTCCAAGCAGCAGGACATTTGGTCGGTGTCAATCACACCTATGGTGGATCGTCCCAAATGAGCAAAATCGAAAACTTCGTCATCGACGGCGGCTCTTACTAAAAAATAACTAAACAACAAAGTCCTCCAGAGGTTCGACCCCTCTGGAGGCAATCCATTCTATAATGGCATCTCCAGTAATTATACCCAAAAAATCCTCCGTCCTTGGCAAGATCCCACTCGCTGGCGATCTCGCAGTCGGAGAACTAGTGCAAAACCTCGCCGACCATTGCCTCTACTCAAAAGACGCAAGCGGCAATGTCTTCCGCATCGGCACTCGTCCGGTGCCCGATAAAGTCGAAGTCTTCGACATCATCGGAGCCAACCTTTACTACGGCAAACTCGCCTACGCCGATTTCCCAAACAGCGGGTCCATCTACGATTCCGCCCTCTGGGACGTCTCCCGCACCACCACCGACGCCGCAGGCGAAGTCACCGCAGAAGCCAGCGCCACCGGCGCGTGGAGCAACCGCACATCCCTTTCCTACTCCTAACCTAAAAATCCACCACATATGAACGCTACCAACCCAATCACCATCGACGGCAAACAATACGACCGTTACAGCCTGAACCTCGCCATCACCGGCAAATATCTCCCCGATGGCTCATCAGACGCCAATGTCGCCATGCGCCTCGTCCCGACCCGCATTGAGAACGGCGAGGTCATCACGGCAGATGACGCCGCTCAAAACATCGC